TCATTATCTGAAAAGTGCCGGTCGCACCCGATACGTTGCACCTCATCGGCTAAATGATAAAGATAATCATTGTAGTTGCATTCGATTAAAAAATTCTCAACTTTGAAATGATTTAACGCTTTTAAAATTGGCTGTAAACTCTCCTCTTCATATTCTAAATCGGTTGCGAAAAAAAGAAAATCATCATCTTGAAGTAGCTTGATTAAGTAGGCATAATTTAAAACATCTCCGTGAACTACTTCGAATCCAAATGCTTTAAAATTAGTGCTTTCAGCTCGTTGTTGCCATCTGTGAACCGTACACATCATTTCATAATGATTTGCGTAATAGGCATGATCACCGTGCTTGTGAGTTATTATAACCATTTCGGGGGGTGTCTCGCTTTCCCTATATTTTATATATTTTTCTCTCGGCTCTCCTGCTTCGAGTATTATAGAGTTGCCCTTGCTATCGAGCAACTCATATAAATTCCCATTACTGCCTGTTGAAATTACGTTTATTATCATTATTTCAATTTAAAAATATTCTTCAACATCTGTAATTTCTCCAGTATCAGTATCAACTTTTTCCGCTTTTTTAGCTGGCTTTTTTTCTGCAATTTCTTTTTTCGCTTGCTCCAGCTTGTTCACTTTTTTCTCCTCAATCTTCTGAACTGGCTCTTCTACTTCGATGTATTCGTGATACTCAACATCTTCGACTGCCATTATAGATTTCAACTCATTCGATATTTTCGGAATTTCTTTCATCAAATTTCTAACTACCAGCTTTTCATAGTGAACATTGTTTGAAGTTTGCTTATAATTGCTTGACTTGAATTGCGGACTAAAACTCGCTCGCTCAACTATTTGCGCTAACGTCATGAACTTATCGTACTTTTCACCCTCTGTTGTGATGAAGCAGGCGTAATAGCCAATTGTCGGTTTTGTGATGTCGTTTTCACCCTCAAAATCAATCGTGCCAGTCATTAGATTTTCTGTGACTTTCACGCCCTCGTGAACCTCAGCTGTGAAGAATCGCTTGCAATTAGGCAGCTTCAAAATTTGTTGCTTTTCAAAATTGATGTCGAAGATTACCATTGCATCAAACTCACCTGTTGCGACTTTTTTCTCAACTCCCTTCTCTGTCGTTTTTTTGAAAATTTCGTAAGGTATAAATGACACCTCTTTTTTCGCAAAACTTGCGCCAGCTTCAGTTGCTTTAAAGATTGCGTTCAGCAAAGTATTTTGGCGTGTTTTTGCCAATTTCTCCAGCATCTCATCATTTTGAGAAAATATTAAATCAGAGAATGTCTTGATGAATTCAGCTTTGAACTCTGGGTTATTTGAAAATCGTTCAGCTAAATGATTTTCTGCTAATTGCTTGTAATTCGTTTGCAAGCCTAAAACTGTGTTTACTTGCAAATCAGTTGTTTTGTTGGTTTCTTTTTTTGTTGTCATTGTTGTTAATTTTTAATTTGCTAATACTATTCTAAATAATTCTATAAACTGCTTCCCGAATTGTTCTGCTCGCTCTTCTGTCTTAAAACTAAAACTTGATATATGAGCGTCTAAAACCCATCGACCGGAACCTACATGCGAAAATTCAAATTCTCCGTTTATAAAATTAAAAAGTGGACAATGCTTACACTGATTTGTGTCCTCCCAATCAGGCTTAAATTCATCGAAAGAGTTCCAAGCTTCCGCTAATATTATTAGTTGATTTAATGCGTCTAATTTAGGCATGTGTTTTTTAGTTGTGAGAAAATGAGGTAGATGATTGTCTTCGAGCAGATAATCTACCGCACTTCCAAAATTTACTGCTATTTCAGATATATCTTTCTCTCTATCTTCTTGCCATTCTTCTTGCCCATATTCCGCAACTACAACACCTTCTTCTAAATCAACTGTTGCGCTCCTTAATTCAACACCCTCAATTTTAGGTAGTGAGATACTTACTGTTTTTTTGTTCATTTTGTTTGTTTTTACTTAATTATTAATTCCTTATCACTTGTTGCCCTTGCAATCACTAAATTCAACCCGCATGGCTCAATCGGTTGCGTTGTGTTCGCTTCTGCATTATCCATTATGGTAATGCCGTTATAACCTTTCAATCGTTGTAAAGTAGCCAAAACCTGCAACTTGGTATTATTTATTAAAGCTCCGTTACATTCGTGTGGAAAAACTTTACCATCTGCAGTAATTTTAAAAACATCTCTGTATTCATCTTTAGAAATTATCAATTCCTGGAGCTGCACCCCTATTTTGATTTTACCGCTAAATTCTTTATCTACAACGCCAGTAAGATTAGAAAAATAGTCAGTAATTTCTTCTTGCAATTTAATAATTTCAGTGTCAACTTCCATCAAAAGTGATTGCATTTTTTTTATTTCCAGTTCAGCCAACGCCTTTTTTTCTTGATTATTTTTATTAACTGCTTTCGCTCCCACGATTTCATCTCGCAACTTTTGGTATTCATTGTGTGCCTCCTGAAGTTCATCCGAAATAGTTAATTCTGTTGGCAATTCTTTTAGCGTTGGCTCTTTGAGTTCTGACAACTGTTTCTCCAAACTTGAAATTTCAGCTTCAAAAGTAGAAATGTTTTTTTCTTGAAGTGCAATCTCTTTTTTCAACTCATCAATTTGATTGGTTTTTTTGATGTCAAAGGCACGTTTTAGCTTTTCAGCGTTTTCAGCAATTTTTTTATTTTCCTCTTCAATCCTATTTAATTGCGATTGAAGCCTATCCCTTTCATCCTTAAGCGTCAAATATACACCATTCACCGCCCTCATTTCAGCTTCTAAAATTTGTTTGTTCTCGGCTTTCAATCCGTCGATAATGTTTTTTATTCCATTATCCAAAACACCCTGACTTGCAACCCCACAACTCGAACAAACATCTGTCAACTCTTCACCTTCGGGCAAATTATCAGGAGTAGCATATCTCAAACGCTTCATCCGCTCCATGTTTTCTGAAACAATTGGATTACTTCTTGCATACACTTTCGCGAACTCTTTCAAATCAGTGTAGTAAGTTGTTTCCGATAGCTTTAAATTTGCTTTTTCCAGCGACTCTTTTAAAGCACTCGTGTCTGTTTCCTCGTAGCCGTTAAAGCTGGTGCTTTCAACTTGTTTTAAAGTTGTTGTAAGATGCTGTATTTCGTTTTGCGAGTTTTTTAAATTGAGCTTATTGCTTTGAATTTTAAGCTCTAAATTTGACTTTGCGTTTCTGTATTCAGAAAGTAGTTTATTGTTTTCTCGGTTAATTTCTGAAATTAGCCTTTGATTATCTGTGTTTGACTTTATCAGATTTTGATATTCATTTTCAAGCTCTTCAAGGTCATCTGGTATTTTTTTAACCTCAACGTCCTGAATTGCTTTTAATGCTTTTCTTTCAATCGTGATGTCACTTTGCGTATCTCTTTGAGTTTTTTTCAAAGACTTCAATTTTAGTTGAGCTTCTGCAACGTCATAATCTGGTAGGAGCGATTTCATCAAATCAATGAATATTGCTCTTTGGTCATTTTCTTTTTGATTGAAGAAATAATCTGTACCAAACTTATAGAAATCATTAAACTCTCCGCTAAAATCGTTCGTGTCAATTCCGTTTTTTGTACATCGAGTAGAACGCATGATTTTAAGCGTTTCCTCGCCACTTCTTGAAGTTGTGAACGTTGGTTCAACCACTCGCCTGAACTCGTTGCCATAGTCATCAAAATAGCTTACATCGGCTATTGCATCGTGCAGGTCAACCCTATTGTCATAGACTTGCAAAAATTCCTTTCCATTTTGGTCTTTTCCAGTCAAAACAAAACTTATCGCTTCAAGAATTGTTGTTTTACCCACTCCGTTTCCTCCTGTGATTTCAGCAGGAACTTTTACTGTGAGGTTTTCCAGCCTCTTGAATTTTCTAATTAATACTTTCATAATGTTTTAATTTTTGATTATTATTATCTCTTATTTCTATACTACAAATATACAACCTTATTTTTAAACTCGCAACTATTTGATAAGGTATTTTTTATGTTTAATATACTTTAACATTAGTGTCGTTTCCTTTCTATACATCAAAGCGAAATCCATTATTTGTAGAAAAAATAGTGTGCAAAAATTTTTACAAACGTGTAAGCCACTGTTGGTGCAGGTTTGAGGGTATTTGTAAATTTGTAGACTATTACACAAAACTTTTATATATATAATAGTACTTATTATATATATTATTTTTATATTAAAATATTATACAAATGTACAAATATGCTACCTATCGCACTGTTCATGCGGGTTTTGGGTTTGTAAAAAATTTGTAGAAGTGTTGTATTTTCAGATAAATAGTCTATTTTGATGAAAAAAAGAGGAAGAAAATTTTCATTTCCCCCTCTTTTTACCTGCTTTTTTTACTCGATTTTTGCCTGTTTTTTTGTCTGTTTTGGCGTCAAAATATAGCTTTGATTAAATGGGCTATTATCCAGATCCCAGCTAAAATCACTAATATCCAGTTAAGTGTTTTTAACACTCCTTTGCTAAATAGCCACATCGTGAAATCGTTTTTCTTTTTCATAATTTTATGCACTTAATCCGTGTCGTGCGCAACTGTTATTTGGTTTTACTTAGTTATCTTTCTAATACTTTCAAGGTCTCTCGAATAAACAATTACGCTTTTATCGCCTAAATCAAATAAAAGCCCTGCTCCGTCTGGATAGTTGCGGAATCCCATGCAAATACCACTACGCCCCTTGTATTTACCAGAAATAAATTCAACTTCCTTTCCTTTCCACACACTATCTATATCTGAAAACATATTCATATCAAATAAATTCAAAATACTCTGATCTTCTTAAGATAGAATTTAAAGTTTCTCTGTATAATGGTTCATCTTTAGCACACTTGTATGAATGATTTGAGCATCCGCAATGATTTATTGCAAACACTTCTGCTTCTAATTCATTCAGATTGGGAGTGTAAGAAGAAACTCTATTTTCAGCAACCGAAACGGCTGAACGCTCTCGCATTTCTTTACTTGAAAAATAATGCCTTTGAATGATATGATATGCTTCGTGTGCGAGTGTCCTCTTGATCTGCTCAATATCCTTTTTCATTAACTTTTCATTAATGCTTAATTGGATTGTATTTTCATCTTTTATATATGAAATACCGTCCTTAACAACAAGGCAACCTACTTTTGCCATAACTCCTTCACTTTTCATAAAAGAAATATGAATAGGCTTCGCTTTGACAGGTAGCCAATCTTTTAGTATTGAAGAAATGTAATCGGATATATCTTGTTTCGTTTTCATACTGTTTCTGTTTTTAATTAGTTGTTATTGCTTTATCTTTCTAACACTACAAAGATACAACCTTTATTCTAATTGTACAACTATTCGGCAACTTATTTTTACAATTTAATATACTTTAACTATTAGAGTATTGAGCAAATAAAAGCACCTAATTTCTCAATCGGGTGCTTTTGAAGTAATAATCTAAATTTTTAATTATGAAAGTTATGCAAAAAAAATGTGTCTCCAATACAAAGATAATAAAATAAACTTGCTTATCAAATTTAACGCCTTTATTTCATAAAATACAATTCCGCTTCCTCTTTTCTTCTTCTTACAAGTCCATTTAAAACCTTACCGCCTGCATATATCCATCTTTCAAATTCTTTTCTAATAGTCGGATCATTTGGATTTGACTTGATTTTTCTGAGCAAGGTCGAACGAGCAAAATTACCTACTCCTACGTTAAACACAAATGACACCAACGCATCAAATTGATTTTGGTTAATATCTAAATTATGCCTGTTCACCTCTTTTTCCGCAAATTCTACATCTTGCCTTAAAAAACGCTCCGCCTCGTGTAAAGTAATTACATCAGTTGGCTTCACGTTTTGTGTGTGTCCGTAACCAATAGTCCATTTGTCAGCAGGACACTTGTATGCTTTCGCCCTAAAGCCCTCATATTTTTTAATTAAGTCAATACCTTTATTGCTTGTTTTCATTTTTATTTATATTAAAATCTGTAATTCACTTTGAAAGTGTGATATATTTTGTTTTGCTCCAGCCCATTAAATTGATTATTTTGATTGAAATTATATACTTCAATTTGACTTGTTGGTATATTAATCAAATACTCAACGCCTAAACGTCTATAATAAGCACCTAAGCCACCCAATACGGTTCTATTGGTTGAATACCCAACCGTCACAAACGGAGTGAACACAGGCTCTCTAAATCGTGTTACTTGTTTTGTTATTGGCGTGAAAGTGTAATCAAATGAAAGCAATTTATTATATCCAATTTTCTGTTTTACGTCAAACTTGCCTAAGGTGTCGGAATTAAACACTTTGAACTCATACGTTCGCATCAAAATATAATCTTGAATAATTGCGCTTGTGTCAATTTTTTCAGAAATGTATTGAATGTTATCAACTACAATTGTATCGTATTTGTAAATATATTTCGGTTTTGATGGAATTTCTACAAATGTAGGTTGTGAGATTACAATTGTATCACGAATAGTTTCACCTTTTACAAATGTAACTTTTTCCTCAACATCTATCGTTTTGCGCCCAAGAAAAAATCCTACAACAAAAGCGACTACTACAATAGCAATTTTTAAATATGAGTTCATATCATATATTTTAAAGTTCGATAACTTCTTAAATTAAAAGTAAAACCTTCTTTTGCTTCTATTCTCATATTGCTGATATTATGGATGCATAAGCAGTCCAGTTTGTAGCTGTTTTATAGGCGTTTACATATGGCGAGCGAACCTTTATGTTAAATGATGGATGAACGTTATTAAAGGCATTCGTTCCTAAAGTGGGAGGAATTGCAGGGAGTACTGTTGCAAGGGTGAGATTTGAACAATACCTAAAACAGCCTTCCCCTAAGCTGGTAATACTTTCTGGTAAAGTAATTGAGGTGAGAGCATTGCATCCCGCGAAACAGTATCCCCCTAAACTAGTAACACTTTCTGGTATATTAATTGAGGTGAGGGAGATACACTCATAGAAACAGCCTGCCCCTAAACTAGTAACACCTTCTGGTATATTAATTGAGGTGAGAGATGTGCAGTAATAGAAACAGTATGCACCTAAGCTAGTAACACCTTCTGGTAAAGTAATTGAGGTGAGAGATGTGCAGTAATAGAAACAGTATTCCCCTAAACTAGTAACACCTTCTGGTATATTAATTGAGGTGAGGGATTCACAACCACTGAAACAGAAATCCCCTAAACTAGTAACACTTTCTGGTAGGGTAATTGAGGTGAGAGATGAGCACTCAGCGAAACAGCCTTCCCCTAAACTTACAATACTTTCTGGTATATTAATTGAGGTGAGGGATGTGCACCCACCGAAACAGTATCCCCCTAAACTAGTAACACTTTCTGGTAAAGTAATTGAGGTGAAAGAGGTACAATAATAGAAACAGTATGGACTTATAGAGGTGATACTCGTATTGCTTAAATCAACGACGACAAGAACATCATTCCCTGTTAGAAGTGTTTCTTTAGAGTGTACGAATCCAGTATAAGTAATCTCCTCATTGTCAAACTCCTCAAACACCCAGTTATACGTCTTAAAGCCTGTTACTCCTGACGGGAGTTTAACCTCAGAACAATTAGGCATCCAAGATGGATAGCCCATTATTCCATCTTCAATTGAAGGGTCATCAAGCCCGAAATATGTTATAACGCCTGTATCTTTGTGTACCCAATACCCTCGTGGGTCGTGAGCCGTATATACCAACTCGCTTCCGTGATAAACCTCTTTTATTTTATCCGAGCCGTGATATATATCTTTTATTTTATCGTTTCCAAAATGTATAGCCATATCCTTATTCTTTTACAAAGT